TAATAGTCCATTCTTAGTTAATTTTGCAAAACGGGGAGTAAAGGGTACTCAATTCCTTTATTCAGCCCCGTATAGACCAATGTGGACTAACAGTACTCTGGGTAGGGTGATGTCTCGTTTCCAACTATGGAGCTGGAATAGTGTTCGCTTTAGAAATGACGTAATAAGGCGAGCACATATTGCGGGTTTTCAAGAGGGAACTCCTGAATTTGAAACCTTTAAGCGTATGGCTATAGCTGATGCTTTTATGATAGCAATGTCAAATCTGTTTATGTACAGTTTATTTGAAAATGCACTTCCAGCTCCATACAACTGGTTTCAAGATACGGCTGATTGGCTTATGGGAGATGAAAAAGAAAGAGAAAGAGCTTTCTATGGTTCTCCTATTGGACCAGCACAAGCAATTACTCCACCCGCCCTACGACTATTACCTCCTATATTCAAAGGGTTAATGACTGATGATTTTTCACAGTTGACCGACTACTACCTATGGACAATTCCTCCTTTTGGCAGACTCATAAGGGATGTGGTCGGTCCCGGTGGAGCTATAGAGAATCCTTATTATGCAATTACAAAATTTACTGGATTACCAGTATTACAGATAGCAAGTAAAATAAAAGAAGAGAAAACACCACGGATTGGTGGTAGATTTCTATATGGATAATAATTATGCCAATACCATTTCATTGTCACGAGTGTGATGCCCCAACTCCTAACCGTGATGGGTTATGTGGAGAATGTAGGCGTCAGATTAATGCAGTTAATTCTAATAATACAGGTGAGAAAATGGACCACCTGCAAAGCGTAAAGCAGGAAAATGATAAACGCAGTAAGACAAGTAGCGAAGAAGACGAGTAAAGATATATACGAAAAGGCTAATCGTCTTTATAAAAAAGGGAATGATTCCCTACCTGATGTAATAAGTAAAGCAACAAGTAAAGAAACTCTTGTTGGTGGTGGATTATTAGGTGCTGTAGGTGCGTCTACTATATATTCTCAAGGAGATGACCAAACAAAAGAAGCAGTAGAAGATATTGCGATGGTCGGAGCTGGTGTTCTGGCGGCGGGGGCTGGTTTCGTACCTATGCAGAGAGTTGTTAATAAACTGTATAAGAAAAAAGCTGGGGCTATGTCTAGTAAAGTCGTTAAAGAAGCCCCTATTGAAGTCCCGGGATTTTACTCTGGTGGTACTCTTGGACAAATTGGTGCGTTAGCAGGAACCGTACCCGGTACTGTTGATAGAATTAGACAAAGATTTTTTAATTTAAAACTTGGTGCAGGTGTTAAAAAGACTGGTTTAGGAACTCAAACACAAGCATCTATTGATAAAGCTCATAAATATAGACAACAAGCACAGCAGTCTATGGAAGAATGGGCTATGGACAATCCATTGCCTACTGGTAGAATGACTAAAAAAGAAAGAGATAAATTAGTAAGAGCAAGACAAAAAGAAATGAACCAGATAGACGCTGTTAAAGATTATCAACACGCTGAAAGAGTTGCTCATTATGATATAGAAAAAGATTATGTTAATCTATTGAAGTTCGGACAGAAAGTTCCACCAGATTTACAAGCATATATGTCAATGTTTATGAGTAGGGTTACTAGACCTCAATTATCTAGGGCTATTGGTGGTGGACATAAACTTAGAATGTTAGAACTTCCTTGGAAAGATACTTTAAAAGGTCGTAAAGATACAGTTTACCTATTAAATAAGAATGTTAATCCCGATAGTGTTACTTGGGATATGATGAAAGACCCTGTATATCACAATTTAATGGTCAAAACACAGGCAAAACACGGACTTAATGTTACTTTGGACCAAATCTATGACTACGCTAAAAAAGAGGGCTTAAATGTCAAAAAAAGACGCAATGGTAATTTAATGATAAACTACTCACCTAGAGGTAAATCTAATTATCTTAAAGGTGGTACTAATGCAATGTTAGAGTTTGAATGGGATAGGCGTAGAAAAAGAGCTATACCCACTTGGACCAATACAGATGTATTTGATTTAATAGGTACGGATAAATTAATCAGGGGTAATAATGTTATTATATTTACCGAACCTCATAAAGTTACTAATCTAAAGAGTTTAGACTTTCTTGAGAAGAAACCTAGAAAGATTACTGATAGTGTAAGAGTAGATAGAAACTTACCTGAGATTGAAGTTGAACAGAAAGATTTTTTTAGTGGAGTAGATTCAAGACTCCAACCCAAAGGCGTCTTATCTAAACAGAAGAGAGATTTAATGAATAGTATTAATGCTATGGCTGAAAATGCCACTAGTAACTACTCTATGAAGATGGACCCAGATATAAAAGAACGCCTTACTAGAAGAGCCGTAGCAGGTCTTACATTAGGATTACCCGTAGGTCTTGGGATTTACGGAGCTTTTGAAAACGACTGATTCCTGTTAACGGACGGCTTAATAAAGGCACCTTTTGTAGATGCCTTTATTTTTAGTCCATTAGTTTGCCCATCGCTATGTAAAATAACTCTGGTGTCAGTCTTTTAAGGTTACCCTCACTACATCTGTTAGCCATTCTTTTAACTACCTGATTTAGTTCGTACTCTATTTGGTCTATAGCACCCTTACCTAACTGTACTCCCGCCTCTTTGAAGACGGCTTTTATTTGACCTCTGTTCATAGTCACTCCTTATTTAATAATTAAGGGAGCCCTCTGTTGTTCTTGTATGCAAACCGAAAGGAACTAATTGGCATTACAAAGGACTCCCTAATTAATAGCCTATCCATTTAATCTTAACTGTATACGCTAACACTCCCCGCTGTTGCAACCCGCAAACTCGGTGGTGGCGTTAGTCGCAGGAGATATGCGATAGGCTAAATTTATAGACTGCTCTGGTGCCAACCATTTATTCATTTGCCATTCTTTTCCTTTTTGGAATCAGTTTCGCTAAGCATTAATGCTATCCTTGCTATTCTGATTCCTCACAGGGCGAGACTAATCTCACAAACCCTGACAAATTTAGAGCAGTCTAATCACAATTACTCCCCGGTATGCACTTACTTTGTGCCGCCAATGGGTTATCATTTTCGTCACCGGGGTCGTGTGGAGATACATCGTGAAATTTATTTATTGGGTTATCAGTCTGTCCAATGTTCTTATCATCTTCGTGACACCACTTAGCACCTGCTTTTAGTGCTGTTATTAGTTGATGAATTTCATTGGCTGTTGATAAAGCATTTTCCTCATAGGCTTTACTGTGTAGTTCGTGTAAACCTTGGAGTATATACTTCATTTGATGTACTTCCACTTTGAAAGGTTTGTCTTCCTTATCTGCTTCCATCTCTAATAAATAAGCAGTTAAGTAAACTATTAAATCTAAGGCTTCGTCTATTCCTTCTTCTAGGTTTGTTAAACCTCTCTCCCGCCTTATGGGAACTTCCCGATTATATTCTTGTTGACCTTTATCAAGTCGCTCTTTAATAAGATTTATAATCTTTTTGTTAACTCCATTGAATCTCTCCATTAGTAACGACCTCCTTTTGCTAGTTTTTTCATTACATAAAGGTTAAGCTCTTCAGGTAATTCTCCAATTAACTGAATAAGCAGTTCAAAATCTTTTTCATTTAGTGGACCTTTGCGTGTATTACAGGTCCTGCATATAAGTTGTAAATTCTTTTTGGTAGATGGTCCGCCTTTGGAAAGAGGTATAATATGGTCGCAAGCGATAGTCCGAAATGTTAACTGTTTATCACAGTATTTACACCCCTTTCCATAGACAGTATAAAATAATGTACGAATATCTCCAGATGTTATCTTAAAAGAAACATCGTACTGTTCACTACGCCGCTTTAGAGAGCTCTTTAATGAGCTCATCTTAGAGGATAGTTTTTTATAAGCCTTTTGCCAATATGTTTTATGTATTGGCTCTAAGACTTTTTTAAATTCCTCTTTCGAGGGGGGAGGTAATGTGGCGTCTCTTAGCATATGGTGTCTTAATCCACTTTCTATAAGCAAATGCTTTTCGTTTTAATTGTTCCAGTCGTTGTGCACCAGCAGAGTTTTTCTTGATACGACCTTGTTTCATTAAACTTTCGTATAGTTCAATAGTCGACCTTAAACTTATGCTGTTATTAGGGTTCCTGCTATCTAAAGCAATTACTTTAGTTTTCGTGCCCATTGTTTCCTCCCATAAATTAGCTTATTTATCTTCTTCTCTATTCTGTGTAGTCTGAAGACTATACTTATAAAGAAGAGTAACATAAAGAATACATATGCTTCCCACGCAAGTAAGAAAGGAACGGTATTCTCCATTATAGCTTCAAAGTAATATTTCATATTTCTACCCCTATAGAAATTAATGGGGAGTTAGAACGTGAAACTGGCTTAATTGCCTCTAACTCCCCGGTTTTAAGTTTACGCTTGTACCAATGAGTACTCTGCGTATTTGTTTCCAGTATGGGACTTAACTCGTTCAGTTACGATGTTATGCCCATCCGTACGCAATGAATTTATAACAGCCGCTAATCTAAAGCAACCGCATCTATTCAATGCCATCATAGGTGTTACTTTAACACCCTGTTCAAGTAATTCCAATATTACTGTCTTTTGACTTACTCTATTTCTCGGCATCTGTTATCCTCCTCATATACCAAGTGTAAGTGTATGCCTAGTTTATATACTGATATATTGAAATCAATAAAGTTGTTGTCAGTCAGGATTCCTATTTGAAAGAATCTGAATAGAGTTATAATAACTCCACCTATGGGAAACGCTATATCAAGCACTTTTCCCATTAAGACCTCCTTACTCTTTTGACCTTCTCAATATAAAAACCGGGTATATCTACACCTTTAGTTAAATCAGACCTTGCTTTCTTCTTATCAATCTTTTCTACCATTTCTACTTTTTTGTAATCATCTGGTATCGAATCTTCGTTTGTGATAGCAACTGGTCCAAATGTTTCATACAGTTTGTATCTTGCAGTATCAGTTTCATAGACTCCATCTGTTCCAACTTCTTCTACTACCATAGGTATCAGTGTTTCGTTAAAGTATTTCTTTAATGATTCTGTAGCTCTTTTTCTAACTTTTAATCGCTGTATCTCATTTTGAAATGCCTCTATCTCTGCGTCTATTAAGTGCATTTTTCTATCGATATCTACCATAAAATGGTCTATACCATCCACCTTGCGGCGGAGTTGTGCTTGTACTGCGACAATCCCTTCTTCTATTTCAGGACTATCATCAGTTTGTTTCTGTATATCTAAATCGATATACTCTCCTACAAGCTCTCTAGTTGTCTTCTTTTCCATTAACTGCCTCCTCAATAATATGTTCGAGTTGTTTACGCATACTACGCTTATTCTTTACAGCCATTTGCTGGAGCTTAAGCTTAGTTTCAACAGTTACTTCGGTTTTGACAACCATTCTAGTATTAGTATAAGGTGTTGGCATTATACTCTCCTTTTTAGTCTGAATGATGGTGTCCATTCTAATTCAACATCAAATAGGTCACCATCGCTATTCTTGAATAAAGAGACAGTTTTATGAGTAGAGTCTTGCTTACCATTGATACCAATAACCTTTCGTGATGCGTTTTCTATTGCACCACTACCCTTACCAGCGTATATATCAAGAATCTGATTCCTACTATATTCTCTGGCTACCTGTGATACTTGGATAATAATTATATCAAGGTTTACTGCTAGATTAGATAAGAAATGACTTACATATCTTACCTGTTCGTACTCTCCCCTTATTCCTCTGGGTGGTTCTATCAGGTCAATATAATCAACCACAACCAAGTTTGGCTGTAGGTCTCTTATAACCGTCTGAATCATATCAGGGCTAGGGGCTACTGTCTGTATGTTGAGATGTTCTAAGTATTGATTATAGTTATCTCCAACATACTTATAATTTGCCGTTACATCGTCTTTACTCATACCACTTACAATCTGTTGATTTCGTCTGTGCATATACCAACCACTTAATTCTAAAGATAAGTATAATGTCGGTATTTGCCACTCTTGCTTGATTTCATCATTTGCAAAGTCATATCCTAAGGCTATGTTCTGAGCTAGTGCAGTCTTATTGGCACCAGTAGGTCCAAAGATTGTAACTAACTCTCCGGGATATATGTTACAGTCTTTATCAAGACCGAACATTTCAGCCAAAGGTATCATTTTGCCAGTAAAATCAGATTCTAATCTGTCTTCTAGCTCTGTCTGTAGGTCTTTAGATGTTTTTATATCCACTAGATAATCCTTATTTTTGTAGTAAACGCATTTAGGACTGCATACTTTTGCTAATAGCTCATCGTGACAACCATATTTATACCCATAGTTATATGTAGACTCGACCTTATCTATAACAATTTGAGGGTTTAACTGATTATCATTCCAGTGTAATAGTGCCGCTTTAGTTGCGTCACTTGGTATTCCATTACGCCGAAAATGAGACGCTATACGAAGTAAGGTATGATTCCTTGAACCTTGTACTGGTCCATCATTGTATATCTTTTGTACACAAGGGACTACATTACTAGGTTCATTTATCTTTTGCATTGACCTGACTTTCGGAACTTCTTTTACTATGTGCTGTTCTAAAGATTTGTCACCCCATAGGTCACTAAGACCGAAGTCTAATCTTCTTCCCTGAGCAATCTTGACGATGTTCGTGAAATCAGTATGTAGTTCTGCATAAGTTAATGGTACCTTATATAGCTCTGATTTAGCATTTAAAGTATGTGGCAATCGGATGATTGCCGTTCGGGTATAGACTGCTGGGTCTGGTTTAAACTCTTCAAGAAGATTTACCATAGTAGCTTTAACTATAAATGGTAAGTCTGGACTTGCGTCAAATCCAAAACACTCTGATGATATATCAATATGATAACCTGTGCCACTAAAGTATATAGCATAGTTGCCATCCTTTAATCCTAATTCTTTATTAAGATGTTGCACTATCATCTGAGTATTCATTAGTGTGAACTCATCAGAGTTTTGACCTTTGTCTATGTCAATAGGAACAGTTTGTATATACCTAGTACCTAAGAAATTCTTAATAGTACCATTAGCCTTAATAAATGCTATAGCCTCTTCATCATATTGATAGACGCTTGAATATACGGCTTGTTCTGAACCTTGTTCATAGACAATATCCCACATATCGTCTATAGGTACGAGAGCCCCTCGTTTAGAGGGACTCCCGATTGCCATTTCAACAAACATTAGAAACCTGTTGACTCCAAGCTACCATCAGGTAGTGTGCCATTGGTTTGTGGTGTTGTTGCCGCTCCTGCTTGTACCTCCTTGATAAGGTTCTTAGACTTCATAAAATTTATGTAGCCTTCGAGGTCCTTTCTACCCGCAGGTGAATTAGGAGCTATCTTTGGAAACACAGTTGTGTATGTTTTGGAGGGGTCCTTTCGACCCTGTTCCTTATATACATAAGCTATGTAATCCATCGATGGTTGGAGAGGATTGGTAACGTGATTCTGGTTTAGGTGATTGACTAAGTCAATGCTATTACCATCTTCATCTACCATCTCTCCTTGTACATTAGGTCCACCCTTGAAACCAACGGTGTCGAAAAGCCAATAAAGTCTTTTCAATAATGTACAGGTTTTGATATTGCCATTTGGCTCTCTATCGAAAGAACCCACAAGCTTCATTTCCTGAGGGTATTGTGAATCTTCGATAGATAGAGTTGCTACTAGGTAGACATCTGCCCAATCAAATTGGTCAGCACGGTCTTCCCAGTCAACAATCCCTACATTGCAAAAACCAAGGAACTTAGAACCACCATCGCTGGCAGTATCTAAATCACTTGGACGAAAACGAGTTGAACTCATTATTCCTCCTTGTATTTTAGGATTTCGTTAGAGATAGCACTATACTCAAATGGGAGTATCTTCTGAGCAAGGGGTTTTAGTCTTGAACCGACTACCCTTTCATCATACGCCTCAAAAGATATATAGTACTTCCCGTCTTCTTTAGATGCAGTAGTATAACCTATTACATCTGCCTTTGCCGCCAATGAGTAACCAAGTCCTCTTGGCAATTCAGGTGCTAATTGCACCTTACCATCCTGCAACTGTGAAGTTTTAGAATGACTTACGAGAACTAGGTTCCCGCCCTTCTTTTTCATAAGGTCTTGGAATCTCTTGATGACATCAAGGTTCTTACGCCTTGCTTTGCCCCAATCGGCTCCCCATTGACCTTCGCCCATAGCAGTTATACCTAACTCATTAATGACGGAAAATTCAATCCATTCATTAACTTGCCCTACAGTATCTATTACTATGGTATCATACGGAAGTGTATCCCACTCTTTAGAAAGCCAATTATATGCTTCTATCATTGAATAGACGGGCATCGGGTTTCCCTTCTCTTCACCAGAGCGATAATTGAATCCACGTTCTTCAGGTGGGATAACTTCAGTTTTTGGTGTACCTTTTTCAGTAACCTGTTTGCCCTCGTGCATTACGGGGCGTATAGGAGCATTAAGACTGGTAATGGTTACAGTATTAGCGTCTTTAACAAAATCTGAACCTAAGTCAGTGTCAAGGATTATTACCCCTTCACTTCCTTTTGGAGACCATTTGCTAACTGCTGTAGTTTTACCAGTCTTAGGTTGCCCTATGATGAGATATGTCAGACCTGCTGGCATTGCTGTCCAGTCGGTTGACACTTTTCTTACTTGTATCAATCGATACCTCCTTCATTTTTGGAGTTATTAATGTCCCAAATTCGAC